GGTGGACCTCGACAAGATCGAGGACAGTGAGTTTACCGAGGGCTACCCCGTGAACGAGTACCTGGATCGACTTCGGGAAAACGAGTTTGGCTAACAGTCGGTCGAAATACTACTGGGATGCCAAAAAAGAGGTCCTCCCTTGGGAGGAAGGGAGGACCAGTTTGGTCAGGGAGGGTATGATCGATGCGGCTAACCATCGATGGCGAGATGGTGATTATACACTGGCTTGACCGTCTGGGCAATAGATTGATAATGTTTGTTCGTCATATGATGAAAGGGAGATTGTGGTGCCCGAAGAAGCGTCTGTGAATACTGAGGACACTCCTGCTGAAACGTTATTGAGTCCCGCCGATAACGGTGTTGCCGATACGGCTACAGAGGGCAAACCCTCTGATGCCGCTCCTGAGGATGCTCCCGCCACCCGGCCCGAGTATATCCCTGAAAAGTTTTGGTCTGATGAGCGCGGGATTGACACCAAAGGGTTAGGGGCGGCGTACCTGGACTTGGAAAAACAGGTTTCCGAAAGGGATGCGGGCATTCCGGAAGACGGTGTTTACGCTTCCGATCTCACGGCGGAGATGGGGATTGACGCTGAGGATGAGAAGCTGTCCGAGTACACCGAGCTCGCGCGCAAGCATCGGTTCACTCAAGAGATGTATGATGACGGGATGCGTTTGTATCTCGGCGTAGTGGATGAGCTTGAGGGGAATGCAAGGCGGGAGCGGGAGCTCCTGGGGCCGGGGGCGGACAATGTTATCGGGGAGGTGAACCGGTGGCTTGGCAAGCTGGTTGATTCGAAGGACATTTCTGTCGAAGAGGCGAATGCGTTGGTGAGCGGGGTCAAGACGGCGGATGGCGTTCGGGCATTGCAGAAGATTCGCAATGCCTATAGGAGCCCCGGAATTCCTGACACGCCCGCCTCCGAGACGAGCGCCCTTCGTGATCGTGAAGATCTCGATGCTATGGTTGCGGATAAGCGTTATGGCGTTGATATGATTTACACGAGGCGGGTCGAGGATGCGTTTAAACGGTTTTTTGATGAAGACGAGTAGTAAAGCTTCTGTAGGACATAAGTCATGTCTTCTAGACGCAGCCGTTTCAGTGCGGTATTATTTCCGCTCTATTTTGTGATCAGGAGATAATTTCGTGGCAGTTTCGAGTGTTAGCAAAGCTTTTGTCACTCTGTTCGACACAGAGGTTAAACATGCTTATCAGGCCCAGCGGGCTCTCGCCGGGACCGTTCGAGAGAAAAGCGCGCAGGGGGCGAAGACGGTCAAGTTTCCGACCCTTGGGGAGGGTGTCGCGAGCAGGCGCTCGCCCATGGTCGATGTCATGCCGATGCATGTGGACCATGCCCAGGTGACGGCGACGCTCGACGATTGGATTGCTGCGGAATTCAGTGACATCTTCAATCAGAGTCACATCAATTGGGACGAGCGCAACGAGCTCGTCACGGTCGTCGCCGGTGCCATCGGGCGGCGGATGGACCAGGTCATCATCGATGCGCTCACGAGCGCCAATACCGCGACCCTGACGGCACAAACTATTGATCTGGGGGAGTTCATCAAGGCCAAGACCGCTCTCGATAAGAAGAATGTCCCGCATGAGGACCGGACGTGCCTGATTCATGCTGAACATCTGGCGAAGCTTCTGGAGCTTGCGACGGTGACTTCGTCCGATTATCATACCGTTAAAGCCCTGGTCTCCGGCGAGCTCAATACGTATCTCGGCATGAAAATCGTTTGTATCGGAGATCGTAGCGAGGGCGGTTTGCCGAGGCACGACGCCGATCCGTCGACTTGGGTCGATATGTATGCATGGCACAAGAATGCTATCGGTCTTGGCACGGCGATGGACATGACGACGAAAATCGATTACGTGCCGGAGAAAACGTCATATCTCGTGGCATCGATGTTTTCCGCCGGCGCGGTGGGGATCGATCCTGATGGCATTTATGCCGCTCGTTGGACGGTAACCTAATCATACGGAGTAAGTTATGGCTTTTGATATCAATGCTTTGCATCTTGTCGGCTGGGAAACGGCGACGAGCAATACGGTGAACGAGCGGCCCGTCCGGCTGTTCATTTATACGGCGCAGGGAGACGATACCAGTGAGATCACTCCTGGTAATCTGAAGGTGGAGAACACGCCTGTTCGCAAGGGAGATGTCATCCTGTCGGTCGTGACCGGCGACTCCGGCACCAGCGACGGGAGCGCCAGGGCGGCCCTCTTTTGGGTGTCTGGCTATACGGCGGGCGATCCCGACGCCGCCGCCGAGAACGATCGCAAGGACACGGTTACCTTGGGTCGGCTCGATAAGTGGACGTCGACCGCGGTGACGTGATCGGACCATGGCTTTTGATATTTGCGGCTTGCAGCTTCTCGGTTGGGAGACTCGTCCGAGCAATACATCGCATCAGCGGCCGGTCCGGATGTTTCTCTATTCGACACAGGGAGACGACGATAGCGTGATCCCCGATACGGGGCTTGAAGTGCCGGACACGCCTGTCAGGAGAGGTGACATTATTCTATCGACCGTAACCGGCGATAGCTCGGCGTCCAAGAAAGTGACCTTGTACTGGGTGGAAGAGTACACGAAGGCCGACACGCCTGGCGGCAATGATCATGTCCAGCTGGAAAAGATGGCTGATTGGCCCTAACGTTATGTAGCTGTGCGGGGGTAATAAGCTGTGGCAACGGCACTCTGGGAATACTCGAACGGCAGGTGGTACGACACCGGTAACGGGTTTCTCCTGTTCGATATTCGGGGTCTTCATCGCATGGCCCATGAGGCCGATCCGAGCAATACATCGCACAAGCGGGCCGCTTATTTATTTTTTTATACGGCTCCTTTTTGGAGGGGCGGTGTTGTCCGGCACGCCGATATCCCATCTTTCGCCCTTAGCATACCGAATACTCCCGTCAGGAGGGGAGACCTTATTTTATCGACCTCCATTGATCCGTCTGCTCCGCACGTGGTTCTTTACTACGTCAGCGAGTATATAAAAGACGGTGCCGATGACCCGCTCGTCGACTATTCCGGCAAGAGGGATAAGGTGACGTTAACCGACTTATTCCGTTTGCCGTAATAGGTTTATAATCATGGCAGCCGACGACAGCAAGCTCTCGATCTGCTCAGAGGCCAACCAGTTGCTGGGAGGCAAGGCGCTTACGGCCCTTACCGGTGCCGAGATTCCCCCGGCGGCCCGGTTCAGCAATGCCGTCTATGACGATGTGCGCGACAGTGCCATCGGCATGTATCCGTGGTCTTTTTCCTTCACGCGGGTAAGGTTATCGCAATTATCGAGTCTGGACGCTGTCAGTATCAACAGTGCTCTTCATCCCATTGCGCTCTCCACGGGCAGCCGTGTGTTCACGCTGCCTTCAAACCGCATCAATAATGTTTGGGCCGTTTTCAACACGACGGACAAGGACGCCTGTCCGATCGCGGAAGGCTGGACGGTTTTTGGCGACTATTTGATCTCTGATTACAAAACGATCATCATTGAATATCAATACCGCACGCCAGAAGCTTACATGCCGCCGTTCTTCGTTCAGCTGCTGAAGTACATGATGGCGTGGAACATTGCCGAGGCCGTGACCGACCAGCTTGACAAGGCGAAATATTATAAGCGAATAGCGGTTGGGACGGAGGGCGAGAACATGCGCGGCGGATTCTTTCGCCTTGCCGCCTTCATGGACAGTCAGAACCGTCAGACCAAATATGTCAGCGATGATTCCTTGCTTCGGGTGCGCTTGTGAGCCGGATCGTTCATGTCCAGACGGATTTCACCGTTGGTGAGGTTGATCCCAGGGCGACAAGCCGGATTGACCTGAAGCAATACTTTTCCGGTCTTGCCAGGGCTGAGAACGTCGTCGTCATTCCCCAGGGCGGCGTGAAGCGCCGCCCTGGGTTGCGATATATCTACACTCTGTCTGATGGATCGACACGTTTCGATACCTTCACGCCTCGCTTTGTCCCGTTCGATTTTAACGTTGAAGACCATTACATGCTCGTCTTCGCTCCGATTGGCGCTGCTAACGCCGTTGGCGTCGATGCCAAGAAGGTCGGCATGTACGTTTTCCGCCCAGCCATTCAAGCGACTGGCGTGGAGGAAGATGAGCATGTGCCCAACTTGGTTTTCATGAGTGATGTCGATGACCCCGATGACTCTGCTGTTGTTGATGTAGGCACTGCTTATCTGGAAATCGAGGGTCTATCTGTTGACCAGCTTGAAGATATGAAATTCGCTCAGGCGGCCGATACGCTCATTATTGTTCATGCGGATATGCACCCCATCAGGATCGTACGTGGCAATAGGCATAATAGATGGGCTGTCGATACGATCGACTTTTCGATTACGCCCGTCGTTAGAGAGCATTTTCCGGAGGACGAGCTCGAACCCAATGCGACTCTTAAGTTAGAGCGTACTGATGTTGACGGTTTTTTTAGAGCTCACCTTGATGGTCAGCCGGGTAAGATTATCAAGGTTGAGACTATTGATCGCGAGCCAGCGGACCTTGTTGCTTTTGATGAAGACGCGGCCACGCTTATTGGCAGCCGCATCGTTTTGACTGACGGTGGGTCGCTTAGAATTACTCAGAAGGTCGATGGTAATACCTGCCTAGCCGAGGTTGTGGATGCTGTTACACAGGGTGAATATTCATATCAGGATTGGAAAAAGCTTATTCAGAGGGCTGTGCCCGTTCTGACCGGCGGTGATTCCGCCACGGGTCCACAGTGGCCGCGCTCCGTATGTTTTCATGAGGGCAGGCTGTGGCTTGGAGGAACCAGGAGCAAGCCATCGATAATCTTTGGGTCTCGGATAGGAGACTTCACTGATTTCGGTCTTGGCGGCGGTTTAGATGACGACGGCATTGTAGTGGAGATTGTTTCCACAACATTGAATGATGTTGTCGATCTTTATTCGGGAGGAAATCTTCAGATATTTACGACTGGCGGGGAATTTTACATTCCGCAGACGGGGCAGTTCGAGGCGATCACGCCGAGCAATATTGCAATCCGTGCAGCCGGCCATGCCGGCAAGGATCAGCATACTCCTGTTGCTGGCATCGGCGTTAGCACGCTGTTCATTCAGCGTGGCGGTAAGGCGCTTCGTGAGCTCATTTATTCAGACGAGAATAACGCGTATCTGAGCCATCCTCTTTCGCTCCTGGCGACGCATATGATAAATGACCCGGTTACGCTGGCCATCCTTCCCTCTTTCGAGGGAGAGGGCGAGCGTGTGATGATTGTCAATGGAGATGGCACGCTCGCCGTTTTCACCTTGCAGAAATCCCAGAATCTCGTCGGAGCGACACGGTGGACGACGCGTGGCGAGTTCAAGATGATCAGTGTGGTTGACGATAATGTCTATGTTCTTGTTAAGCGTCCTAAATATGCCGTCGGCGGAGGGATCAACGCATATCAATGGACCGTGGAGGTGTTCAAGAAGGACTATCGGCTGGATTTGGCTGGAAAGGTGACCGATCCGGAGGAGTATAGAGTCGGACTAACGCCTATTCCCGAACGGCTGCAAAACACTAAAGCGAGTTTTATCGTCAATGATCGTGTGCGCACCATCGAGAACATAGGCGCTACGTACGCTTTCTATGATACGCCCATTCGCAGCAGAAGTTATCAATATAAAAGGGGAGATACCGCATTTGAGATCGAGGATGCGATGCATATCCTCGATCACGGTCCTAACCAGGATTTTACTGTCATATGTAAGTTCGTTCGTCTTCCCTGGGTTGAGGACTCTGATGACGACGACGATGATGATGACGACGACGATGATGATACGGACACGGCCGAGTGGATTGATCCTGTGTCGATCAATCCGAAATGGCGTCAGGTCCTCATTCAAATGCACAATCGTCCCAGCGGTACCAAAGTTCTGGGGTATCGCTGGGAAATACGTTTGCAACATTCCGAGAATAATCCTGATGAGGTAAGAGCCGCCATATATATCGATGGCGTCGGTCAAGCCGCTGTCTCTGCTCGCAATGAAACGGTTTTGGAGGAGAACGTCGCTTATTATTTGGCCTTTACGTGGGACCGGGATGGTGATTGCTATCTTTGGGTTAAAGTGGCTGATACACCAGAGGTAGCCGGTGGGATCGCGGACGAGCCGGGCCATTTGACCCTTTCAACGACATTCGGCAGCGCCGATTTTTCCAGTCAAACGCCTGCTCCCGGCGCGAAGGTCTTTGTCGGTGGGGATCCGGAAAACCTGCCGGACATTTATTCAGGACCCCTGGCGGACGACCTCGGCAGACCGCAAGTTCACAAAGTGGTTGGCAACATTTCCGATATTCGGTTTTATGATCGCGCCTTTTCCATGGCTGAGGTACAGAGCATGAGTGAGATAAACCCGGAGGCTTGGATTCTTCCTGGATATGCGCCCCCTGGTCATCCCATAGAGTACGGGTGGAACTTCGATGTTCACCTGGAAACTCTTCCGGTCGAACCGCAGGTGCATGACCCTTCGACCATGGGGATCAAGAAGCGCGTGGTCGAGGTTAACGCCCGTGTCGTCGATACGCAATCTCTGACCATCAACGACGTTGAGCTGCCGTTTGACAGCCTCCGGACCGGCAGCGTGTCCGGCATTGACGGTCCGGTTCAGAAGTTCACTGGCGTTAAGACCGAAGGGCCGTTTTTTGGATACGATAGTTATGGCATTATAAAGATTACGCAAACCGTTCCTCTTCCCATGACATTGACCGCGTTGGACTATAAAATCAGTCTAGGCCGGTAAAGCTCGAGAGGTTTAAAGGGTGGTTAGTCTCGCCGCAGCTTCCACGCTCCTTCTGGGAGTACAAGTCATTGGTGGTCTGGCGGGGGCCTCGGCAAGCCTTTCGGCAGGCAAGGCAAGTCAGCGAGCCTATCAGCTTCAAGCGAAGCAGGCTGCCCTGAACACACGTCTGGACGTTCTTCGCACGCGTACCGAGTTGCTAAACCATAAGCGGCAAGGCATTGCCATTTTGGAAAAAACGGCCAGCGATATAGCGACACTCAATGCCCGTGCAGCCGCCGGCGCGATAAATCCATTTTCGGGTTCCATCTTGAACACGGCCGAACTTATCCGTGGGCGTGGAGTACGAGATTTCGACGTGACTGTGCAGAATCGACGAATGCTTGAATTGGAGGCGCAGTTGTTGGAGACCGGCGGGGCGTTGCAGCAGCAGGAATATGAACTGGCCGGAAGGAATGCCCGGCACCAGGGATACGTCAATGCATTGAACGCCGGTCTCGATGTTGCCAGCGCCGTCGGTCGATACTCGCTGAGCCGTGGTGGCGGGAATAAAGATGGCTGACCGGTATCCACGGCCATCTTCGAGGTTCGTCCAGTCCGTGGGGCCTGGTCGTCTGCCAAGGTTTGATCCTGTCGGGCATCGTGAGGCGGCCCGGTCGGGCCATGCCACGGCTCGGCTTGCCGGCACGGCGGTCGGCATGATCGAGAATCTCGTCGGCTACGCCGCTCGGGAGGAAGAAAGGCGAGGTAAAATTCATGGGTCAATCCGTGGCGGCGGGGACCCTCGTGGCGTGTTGGAAGGGTTGCGCGGGCGTGACCCCGCGATGCTGGGCCCGGAAGAGGCGGCGGCGTGGCAGGCTGCCACCAATCAGCTGGCTGTCGAGGTCGAGGTCGAAGCCAAGAAAGAGATGGGGCTGCAATACCTGCAAGCCCTTGATAATAAGGAAGGCCCTGCGGCGCTTGGCGAGCGGCTCGATATGGTCACTGGCGGTTTCTCCGAAACGCTTGAGTTGCTGAATCCTGCGACCGCTAGGGAGCTCGCAGTCAAGCTGGATGAGTATCGAAACGCTCAATTCGTGCGTTTTTCGGATTTTAGTCTGAAAGAAACGCGCGCCCGAAAGCGTGCCGAGGCGGCGCTTAGACTAGATGCGTTGAATATTGGTCTTGAGAACCTGGCCGCATCGCCGGTCAGTAATGTCAAGGGGCTGATAAAGCAAGAAATAGATGGCATGGCTGACTGGCTGCGTGGCCAAGGCTATGACAGTGATGCAATCGCGCGGGAGATATCTTCGTCGAAGAGGCGTGCGGCCATCGCCAGGGTCATGGGGGAGTTCGAGCGGGCCGAGTCCGTTTCCGGGAGACAAAAACTCATCGAGAAGCTCGAAGCGGAACCTCTCGAAGACCTGTCCTTGCGGGACACCACGTCTCTGGCTCAGGCCCTTCGCCGCAGGGTGGCCAGTCAGGCGAGCGCCGTAACGGCGGAAGTCCGAGGGTTGCGGGAGTCTATCGACGACGAAATCCTGTCGGTCGTTTCCGCCGGCGGCATTCCGGATACAAAGCTGCTTGCTGAGGCGCGGGCCGAATTGGGAGCTCTGCGGGAGCGCGGGGCTTCACGCGCTCAACTTGCTGCAGTGGGTGAGCGCGTAGAAGCCGCGGAGCGGCGCATCTTGTACATGCGGGCAATTCGGGACCTGCCGTTGGAAGGCCTTCTCGCGGAGCGCGATCGTCTCGCCGCCGAAATCGGGTTGGGCGAGAATGTTACTCCCGAAGACATTATGAGGCTTACGGATATCAAGCGGCATTTGGAATCGATTGCGACGGAAAAGGGCAGGTGGAAAAAGTTCATATCGCCCGCGATTGATGCAATGGAGCGACTTCAAGGCGACGTTAAGGCGTTTCGTCGTGTTGGCGACGCCGAGATTTCCGAGGTTCTCGATACCGTAAGCGCCTTGGAGTTCGCCGGCGTGCCAGGGGCGCTGATTCAACCGGTTCGAGAAGATGCGTCTCGCTTGCTGTCGATGCGAGACCTTTTCAATGATATTGCTGACGACAATAGCCTGGTTTTGGAAGCGAAGGTGGCGGCCTTACGTAAACGGGGCGGCGGCGAGTTTCTCGACGCTTTCGATAAACGGTTGTCGGCCATGGAAACGGCGTTGAAGCAGGACCCGCTGTCCTGGGCGGATGAGGCGGGGGTGATCACTCTGGACCGTGATATCGTTCCCGCCATTCTGGCACAAGACGAGCAGAGACTGTTGCGCCGTCGGCAGGACGCGGACAAAATGTCGGCGCATTATACGGTCCCCCCGAAATTCCTGACCGGGAACGAGGCTCTTGCTTTGTCGGCTGCCTTGGAAAGCATGCCGATTGGCGAGCAGGCGATAGCGCTGGGCCAGATTGTTTCCGGGTTTGGAAAAGACGCCATGATTGTTATGGAACAATTGGGGGCCGGAGCGCCGGAACTGGCGCATATAGGAGGCTTGATGGCCCTCGATGCCCCCTTGCCTGTCGTTGACGCGGCCCTGAAGGGCCGCGCCGTTCGGGCGGGGATAGAAGACCGTGCTCTAGGCGAGTTCTTCGACATGCGGGATAGACGAATGAGGGTGCTGTCCGGACTTACCGGGTCTCGTGCTGTCATCGACGTTGTGCATCGGATTAAGTCGGTTGGCGATCTTATCTATTTGGGCCAGGGCGGAAGCGCCTCCGGTTATTTCGATGCGAGCGCTTACGAGCTCGCCCTTCAACATGCAGCTGGTATGCGCGAGATTGACGGAGAGCGGTTCGGGGGCTTTGTCGAGTACAATGGAAAAAATATTCTGCTGCCTGTAAACGTTTCTCAGGACGGCATTGAAGATATCTTTGACGACATGGAGGCCGCCGAAGACATTCTGCCGCTTGCGGTCGCCCAGGAAGAAAGCGGCGAATTCGTGAGCTATGATCGGCTGCCGATTGGAGTCGTGAATGAGCAGCGGGTTTCTCTCAAGACCATCCAAAAATCACAACTTATTAGCGTAGGCGATGGTATCTATAAGCTCATGTACCGCGACGAGATTTTGTTCGCTCCCAACGGGCGGCCCTATCTTATTGATTTGACGCGCGTTTCCAGGGAGATACCGCGTCTTCATCTTAAGCTTTCTGAGTAACAGAATCGTGTTTTTTGAACGATACAACAATAGCGGTTTTGGTGACACGCCTCTACGATATGGCGGTGAGGACATCGGGTTTTTCGATGCTATGTCCGAAGCATATTCCGCTCAAACTAGGGGGCTGAACATCGACGCGTATACGCTCTTGATGACGCAAGAGCTCACGCCGGTCATTGATGCAATCCAGGAGCGGGAGGATGTGACGTTTGTCAATCCGGGGCGTTTCTTCGGCGGGTCTGACAGTTTAGGGCATAACGAAAAAATGCGCGGGCATTATTTGAACAAGCTGTTGGATCACGTCAATGAAAATGAGGATATCTATCCTGAGTTCACGGACATGACCCCGGAAAGTCTGGATGAGCGAATAAAGACGACGGCTTTGGAAGCGATTCAAAAGGGCCAGGAAGCGGCTGCGCGTGAGGACATGCTTGGAACGCTCGGCGGTTTTGTTGGGAGCATGGGCGGAATCATTGCTGATGATGCATTTTTTGAGCAAGCGCTCATGCTTGGTCCCGTGATGGTCTCTGGCATGAGCATGGGAGTGGGAGCGCGTGGACTCGGGCTTGCCGCGCTGCGTGAAGCGGTGATCAGTGGCGGGATTGAAGCCTCCCTGCAATCAGGGATCATGGATTGGTATCAAAAGCTGGGGCTGGATTATTCGTATGCGGATTTCTTCAAGAATGTCGCTGCGGCAACCGCGCTCGGCGCGGCTTTCCCGCCAGTGCTACATGCGGCTGGCGAGGGGGTTGGTTTGATAAGAGAAGGGCTTCGCGCCTATCGGGGGCGTGGCGGTAAGGCCAAGGAGGCGGATTTGGTTGATGACGTCCTAGAAGACTTTGACGAATTGCGCCAGGCTACGCCCCCGGATGTGGACGCCGCCGAAGCCTCCGCCCTAGTGGCGGAGGCTTCGGATTCCTTCGAACGAGGCAGCGTTCCAGGACATGACGCCCCTTTGATGGAAACAGGTGAAGTCCCTGTTACCGGGCGGTTGCCGGAGACGGACGATCTTTTTGGAACGGCATTAGATGATGAAATTTTCCTTATCGAAGAGATCGTCGATAATCAGCCGATCAGCCGGGAAATTTCTGTTGGCGAGGCGCGCACAATCGTGGCCCAGGACCGTATAATGCTTGAACGAATGAAGGAGTGTCTCTTGTGACCAATCCTTTCGAGGCTCATGGACTTGATCATCTTTCGCCGTCTTCGCTTAATTTGTGGGCTACGGAGCCAGCCTTTTGGGCGATGAATAAGCTGTTGGGCCATAAATTCCCGCCCGGGGTATCGGCAATTCGTGGGACGGCGGTAGAGCAAGGTATTAATATTGGATTGCAAAGACCGACGTATGGTTTCGCCCATAAAGATATTTGTGTTCGCACCGCTGAAACGATCTTTGATAACTCGGTATTGGAGTATGCGTTCGACGGTGAAGATTATTCCACGGCTGCCGAAAGGGAACGGAAGAGGATTTCCGGTTATGTCTATAATGGCTTTGAAGTCTTGAGCCAGTACGGCAAGCCGAGCGGCGTACAAGACCGTGTAGAGATCAATCTCGATGACGTGCCCGTCCCCGTTATCGGTTATACGGATTGGCGTTTTGACGACCTTGGAGTGATCGTCGATCTGAAAACCACCGATCGACTTCCATCTTCCATAAGAACGTCCCACGCTCGCCAGGGAGCGGTTTATGCAAAAGCCTATGATAACTATGCAATGGTATTCGTCTACGTAAAGTCTGCTGCCAGGAAGAAAGACGGGTGTGCATCCGTGTCCCTGGAATTGTCATCGGGAGAGAAACGGTGTCATTTGGAGAGCTTGCGTCAAATCGCATTGCGGCTTGGGCGCTTCCTGGCCTTGTCGAAAGATCGTAATGAGTTGGTTGGGCTTTTGGTTCCCGACTATGAATCGTTTTACTGGAACAGCGCTTTGGCAAAAACCGCCGGCAAAGAGGTCTATGGATTCTGATGCCGTTCAATGAGTGTATTGATGCCGCTCTTGCTGAAGGCGTTATTACGGAAGAGCAGGCGGCTCGGGTGCGCCGGCTTGCGACAGCGTTTGAAAACGAACCGAAGCCGGGGTCCGCCGCCTACGTCGCGTTGGAGCGTGAAGTCGAGCAGCGGGTCAGGCGGCTGAACTTGCAACATCAAGCACAGAAGCGTGCCTTTGACGATTTGAGCCGCTTCGAGGGTGATGATATCGGGGAAGCGCTTATCGCTCTTTTGGAACGCGATGGCTCCGGGCGTGCTCCTTACACCAATGTCGTTGCCCGGCAGAACGCCATGCGCGGTATGGCGCACGCCATGATGGAGACGACAATTTCCAATCTGCGGAAAACCGCCGTTCTAGGCAGAGTCTCGAGACGGGCCGCCGTGTCGGCCATGGACATGGTGAGGGAAGTTTTCGGCGAGTCGTCGGGTAATGCTTTTGCCAAGGATATGGCGAAAGGGTGGACCGAGGCAGAGGAATTTCTGCGCAAGGAATTCAATTCATTGGGTGGCGATATCCCGGAACGCAACGACTGGGGCATGCCCCAAATGCATGACAGTGCCGCTGTTCGCGAAGCCGGTTTCGCGGAGTGGTACAGTTTTATTCACCCGCGCTTGGCGCGTAACAAAATGAAAGATTATGAAACCGGCGAGCCATTGACAGCGGAACGGCTGGAAGAGATTCTTGTAGAAGTTTGGGAGACGATCGCCACCGAGGGCTTTTCGAAGGTCAAGGAGACGGCCGTGGCGGGGCCGGGGAGGTCGCTTGCGCGCCGTCGTCAGGACAGTCGGTTCTTTCACTTCCGGGGTGCGCAAGAGTGGATGGAGTACAGCGAGCGATTTGGTTCCGGCGAGCCCTTTTCCATCATGATGAACTATGTTGACAGTATGTCGAGAGACATAGCCCTGCTGTCTGTGCTCGGGCCTAATCCAAACACCACGGTACAGTTCCTGAAGACTCAGGCGCAGAAGGCCGCCGCGGAGGCGGACGCTGCGGCGGGCACCGGCAAGCGGATGGCGAAGCTTCGGGCTTCGCTTGCGACGTTCGATGACATGTACAACCTTATCACAGGAACCTCTCATATGCCCGTTAATGAGACTGTCGCTAGGTCTTTTGCGGGCTTGGGAAATCTCCTGACAGCGGCCTATCTTGGGTCAACGTCCATCCTTGCGGTCATGACCGACCCCAATTTTACGCGCATCACCAAGCGTATGGCGGGGATGGACGTATTCCAGTCATCATTCAAGCAGGCGTTCCGGATGTTGACCGCCAGCAAGGCGACGAAATCGCAGGTCATACGTCAGGGGCTTATTGCTGAGAACTGGTCTTCCATCGCTTATGGACAGGCTCGATATGCGCGCGACGTATTGGGCGGGAAAATGTCCGAGGCGATATCGCATGCAGCTATGAACATTTCCTTGCTATCGCCATTTACCCAGGCAGGACGATGGGCCTTCGGCATGGAGTTCATGGGATTCATCGCCGACAATACGAAAAAATCCTACAAGTCACTCAATCCCGATTTTAGAGAGACATTGACGCGGTATGGAATTTCGGACGTGGATTGGGCCGATCTTCGAAAATACAGGCAATATGAGTTCAAGGGGGCGAAGTTTCTTCGTCCTGACGAAATCTTTGAAGAGAACCGCGACCTGGCGTTCAAGGTTCTCGAAATGGTCCAGGGCATGACGAATTTGGCTGTGCCGGTAGCGTCCACGCGTGGACGCGCGGCTCTTGTCGGGGGCACGAGGCCCGGAACGGTAACAGGTGAGATCGCAAGATCATTTGCGATGTTCAAAAACTTCCCTGTTACTGTTTATTTGAACCATATTCGAGCGGCCCTTCATCAGCCGAGCATGGGGCGTAAATTGTCTATTGCCGGAGACTTGCTCATCACGAGCACGGCAATGGCCGCTCTTGCCATCCAGTTGCGCGAGATAACGAAAGGGCGCGACCCTGTTGCCATGGACACTTCTGAGTTTTGGGGCAAAGCGTTGTTGACCGGAGGCGGGCTTGGAATCTACGGGGACTTTCTATTCAATGACGTTAACAGGTTTGGCGGTGGTCTGACGGAGACGATTGCGGGCCCCAGGATCCAGTTTTTAAATGATCTTCGCCGGTTGACGCTTGGCAATGCGATGGAGGTTGCGCGGAGAGAGAAGACGAATGCCGCTCTTGAAACGGTGGACTTCTTTGGTCGCCATGTCCCCGGAGCTTCGACATGGTACCTGAGGCTTGCGATTGAGCGTGGCATTTTAGACCGGCTGCGGCTGATGGCTGACCCTAATGCGCGGAAACGTTTCAGGAACATGGAAAGACGATATTTAAAAGATTATAATCAGGAACATTGGTGGCGTCCTGGCGTTCTCGTTCCTGAACGTGCGCCGGATATTTCCGCGGCACTTGGAGAGCAATAGTCGTGGTCGATCAAACAATACTTCCGCATATCGCTGACTACTACATCAATTCAATTCGGCGCAGGCTTTTGTATGACGGGAGCGCGGGGACGGGGCCGTATTACTTCAACTTTGAAGTTCTTGATAGAAAGGATGTTGGCGTTTACATCCAAAAGCCGAATTCTCTTTTAAAGCGTTTGACCTATGGGCTGGATTATCAAGTTTATATTTTCGATGATATTGACGAAAGCACGGGGCAGACGACAGGAACGGGATATGTGGTTTTGGAGATGGCTGCCGAGGCCGAAGACACGATCGTTCTGATCGGCGCGCGATCTGTTGAGCGTGTAAGCGACTTCATTACAGGCGATACCCTCAGGACGTGGGACCTGAACAGGGAGTTGGATTCGCAAACGATCTTCAATCAGCAGCTTTCTGAACGTCTCGACCTGTCGATCTCCGGACATTTGACCGATCCAATTGGTGCGAATTTCAGTCTTCCGCAGGCGGAAGAACGAAAAAACAAGCTGCTCATCTTCGACAAGGATTTCGGTCTGCCGACCGTCGGTCTCGATGCCAACGCCTTAGCCAATCTGCTGTTGATCGCAGGCCCGCTGCTCGCTCAGCTACAACAGCTTATCGCCAGCTGGGGCATGTTCAGCCCCCTGTATCTTGGCGCGAAGTCTTCCGACCCCAGCCTCAACAATGAAGGAGGCCCGCTGGAAGATGGCTCGATCTATTACAATCTTGATGATGGGCTCAAAATCTACGATATTAATGACATGTCCTGGTCTGTTCTCGTCATTCCGGCTGGAACCTCGACGACGACCACGACGGTTGCCGAACTGGACAAGGGGTTCATTCTTGCAATGGCTGCATCACTTTAGGAAAGGCTCATGGCACAGAATTTTAAACGCTATTTTTTGAAGGATGTTGGAACGACCGCACAAGCGTTCGCCGCTACCGACAGCACCGACCTGATCATTGGCATTCATATCGCCAATACCGAGCTTTGCCAGGTCCTTGTCGATATATGGATCACCAACAGTGGGATCGATTATTACATCGGCAGACTCATTCCGATCATGCCCGGAGCGGCCCTTCAATTCATCGACGGCGGAGCTAAGTTCGTTCTGGAGGCCGGGGATACGTTAAACATCGTATCGGATTGCGAGAGTTCCCTGGATGTTTGGCTTTCGGTCATCGACACAATCAGCGAAGTCTAACCGCCATGCCGTATTTCGGTAATCCTCTCATCAATGCTTACACTCATGTGCAGAAGCAGACTATTACGGCGGACGGGAGTTCCACTTATGTTCTCGACATTCCCGTTACCGCTTCGACCGAAGTGGAAGTGTTCGTCAACAATGTGCGCCAGGAGCCCGTTGAGGCCTATTGGGCCTATAGCACCACGTTGGCCATGTCCGAGCCCATCCCCGCTGGCACACCGTTCTATGTCGTCTATCAGGGAAAAGCCGTCTTCACGGCGGCCACAGGACACTTTAGCCAGATAACGGCCGTCTTCGACCATCCTGACGGCAACGATTTAGATACGGTCGAGCCCAATAACGCCCTCCCTTTTAATGCGCTCTTGACCTACGCCGGAACGGGATTGGCTGATTATGACGGAATAACATATACCTATACGACGCCGTTCTCCGGGACATATCTCATTCATCTTTCGGTCCTGGGTGAAGCTCCAAGCGGCGATCCTGATGCACGCATGCAGTTTGGCCTAGCCATAAATGGGCTTGCCGACATCCGACTGATTGACGGGCCGGCCGCTTCACAGCAGCATGGCACATACATGGCCTACTTCCTCCGCGGCACGACGCTCCGCTTCATGAACCACACCCTAGGAACCGTCACCTATTGGCGGAATGTGGATCCGGGCTACAGCACCTATGCTGTCATATCGCTCGTGGGAGTATGAACCATGCCGCTGAGCGTAGTCAGGCTGCCGCAGTACGAACGGGACTTCCGCGACGCCAACCGCATCAACCTGCTCATCAATGGCGACATGCGCATCGCCCAGCGGACCGTGGTCGAGCAGAGCGCGCCCACGGCCAGTACCATAACCGTAGACCGCTGGGAGCTGATCAAGACCAGCGACGCATCATGGAAGATCGGCCGGGAGAGTGCATGGTCCGCTGCTGGCACGCCGTTCAATCATTGCCTCAAATGCACGGTGACGTCAGGCGCGGCGGCGACGATCAGCACCCGCCACGTCATCATTCAACAGCGTATCGAGACCAACTTCCTGTCGCCGGCCCGCATTGGAACGGTGAACGCCACGCCCTTGACCCTTTCCTTCTGGGTGTTTAGCTCCATTCCAGGGACATATATCGCTGAGCTGCGCCTTCTGAATGTCGGGCATCAGATCAGCAGGGCCTATGAGATCACGCAGGCGAATGTTTGGGAATACAAGACGATTATCTTCCCGCCCAATACCCTTGCTACGCTTGACTATTCGAACGGCACCAAGTACGAATTGTATGTGATGTTTTGGTTGGCGGCCGGGCCTTCTTTCACGTCCGACCCCTTGCAGACGGAATGGGCCGGATACCTCAATGCCTCCCGTGCGACCGGCCAGACCGATCTCGGAGCCGTAACGGATGCATATATAGCGTTTACGGGCGTGCAATTGGAGCCGTTGCCGGAACCGACGCCGTTCATACATACGGACTATTCGACGGAGCTTAGGAAGTGCCAGCGCTATTTCGAACACTCTTTCCCGGGAGAGGCCGTGCCCGTCAACAACCGAGGCGACGACGCTCATCGGATCATGCTTGTATCAGGCACGGCGTCAAATGCATGGAGCGGCGGGCAGGTCTATTTCAGAGAGACAAAGAGAGAGTCGCCGGATATAACGACATGGGCGCTCAACCATGCGGAAGGGAAGGTTTCAAAGAACGGTACTACGCATCAGAATGCGAACATTCAGAGGGTGTCGCCCGCAGGTTTCGCTGTGTTTACACAGTCCTTGAATACAACCTTCAATCTTTATCTGAATTGGGCAGCCGAGGCTGAGTAGGAGACGATATAAATGCCAACAATCGGGCGCGACCTTCCATCAACCGGACTCTTTGCCGATCTTGACCCTGTTACGGTCGTCGCCGGCAAGCAGACGTATGACCTGCTTCTCGCCGGCGACGAGTTCAATCCGGCTTCCGTCAACAACCTACTCGTCAGCGTCAATGGAAGCCTAGTCCCGTCGTCCGAATTGCGGCTGGCGGGGAATCAACTGACGATCGCTCGTACGTTCGTTGATGGGGATACGATCGATTTCATCCGTGTCCTCGGGCACGTCGGTAGGGCGACCGAGCCGGCCGACGGCACCATCACAGCGGCCAAGCTGGCCGACGATGCAGTGATCGAACCCAAGCTGGCTCGCCATAGCGTGACCGTTGACAAGATCGGAGAGAACGCGGTCACGGCTTACGCCATTGCCGAGGATGCCGTTGACACCTCGGAGATCGCGCAGGATGCCGTTACCGCCTCCAAGCTTGCCGACAATGCCGTCACATATGAATCGATCGCCGCCAATGCGGTCAGAGACCGCAATTTGGCCACGTCGTCCGTCACGTCGGCGGCCCTTCAGTCGGATTCCGTCATCGAGGACAAGATCGCTTCTCATGCTGTGACGGAGCCCAAGATCGCCTCGGACGCGATCGTCACCCGCTCGATCAGGAACCGGAACGTCACCGAGCCGAAGCTGGACGCCGGGGCGATCTCCGAGCGCGCCCTTGGCGGCGGCTCGGTAACGCCCTCGAAGCTGGCGGATGACGCCGTCACCGAGCCGAAGCTGGCCAATGACGCGGTGGGAACGGCCAAGATCAAGGACAATGCCGTCGGCACGACGAAGATCGCCGACGACTCCCTAACCACCATCAAGCTGACCGATCATGTGGTCACGGAAGAGAAGCTGGGTCCGGATGCCGTGACCGCGCCCAAGATTGCGCACGAGGCGGTCACGACGCGGGCGCTCGGCACCGACGCCGTGACCACACCGAAAATCGCTCCCAATGCGGTTACCGAGTCCAAGCTCGACGACGGGGCGGTCACGTCCGTCAAGCTTGATCTCGAAGCTGTGACGTGGAACAAGCTGGCCGACGATGCGGTGATCACCGAAAAGATTGCGGACGGAGCCGTCCTCGCGGATCAGATCGGCCACGGCGCGATCACGTTCGATCGCCTGGCCGACGGATGCGTCCGCGAAGAGAAAATCTATCCGAATGCCGTGACGACCAACAAGATTCTGAACGACGCCGTGACCACGCCGAAGCTCGGCCGAAGCGCGGTTACCACGCTCAAGATCAATGACTTGGCGGTGACCGAGGAAAAGCTTGCCGACGGGGCGGTGACCGCCGCCAAGATTAGCCATAGCGTCTTCTCCGAGTTCGGCGTCGGACCACTGAGCATCACGACGGACAAGATCGCCGACAACGCCGTGACTGCAGAGAAGCTGGATCCGAACGCCATCCCGCAGGCGAGCATCGGTGATGGCGCCGTCACCGAGCTGAAGCTCGCCAATGACGCGGTCACGACCCGCGCACTGGACGACCAGGCGGTCACGACCGAGAAGTTGGCCAATGGATCGGTGACCGCTGAGAAATTTGCCGCTGGCGCAATCCCTGACGCCGTCCTCACCGACGGGGTCATCGTCGAGCGGTTCCTGGCCGATGGTGCCGTGGGAGAAGACAAGCTTGGCGGTAACGTCGTCGCGACCGACAAGATCAAGGACACCAATGTCACCACCGCCAAGCTGGCCAACGGCGCGGTCACCGAGCCGAAGCTCGCCGCCAACAGCGTCAATACCATCAAGCTGGCCGAGAACGCGGTTACAACGGACAAGATTCTGAACGGACAGGTAACCGGAGCGAAACTCGCCGACGATGCCGTGACCGAAGCGAAACTGGCGGATGACAGCGTCAACAGGAACGCGCTCATCAACGGCATCGTCGATACGAGCAAGCTGGCGGATGACAGCGTCACCGCCGACAAGCTCGGCGTTGATCTCGGGTTCGAGATCGGCGCCAACGGTGTCATTACTTTCACCAACAAGGTCTATACGAACGCGGTGCTGATGGCGGGATTGAATCTTGCAACGGCGGGGAAGCAAGACCTGTTCAAGGATTTCTCAGGCAGCGGCGAGCGGTGGGGGACCGCCAGAACGGTAGAGGTCGCGCCTCCGGCCCTTCCATCCGGCGAGGACTTCATGCTGGATACGGACAGCGATGCAAGCGTGCTCATATGCAGGTCAACAGGGCTCTATCATATTGATCTCGAGGTTTGCCTGGATGTCGCCGGGAACAAGCTCAGTGCATTCGGTCTTGAGCTTCTTGTGGGAAATGTAGCCAAAGCCGAGGGATGGGCAACGCTTGCCACCATCAAGGGTGGCGGCGATGACGACGATGATGATGACGATGATGACGATTCTGGCGATATTACTGGACTCGTTACCGCCCGTGTCAGCCTTGTTACCCCCCTTATTCAAGCGGCGGCGTCAGCCCCGGCATCAGCAGCTGACAGAGTCAGCTTCAAGCGCATCGTCACCCTGTCGGAAGGCGATATCATATCGACGAGCAAAAAACACATCAAAATCAAGCGTTACGCCACGCGTCTGTCGTTCATCAGGTTGGGCTGAGTTTACTGCCCATCGGCAGTTTTTTAAAGTGATCGATAGTCAAGCATATATCAAAATAAACGACTTAACGCATGGCGTTAAGTCGTTTATTTTGATGGGGAATAAGACGGTATATGTTGAGTCAACATGGAAATAAAGTTCGCAAATGACGATTTGACACGGATATATACAGACGAGGCACACAAGATGAGCATTGCAGCACTGTTGAACGAAGTCCCTCATCCAGGAGAGTTCATTCGAGATGAATTGGAAGCACGCGGATGGGTGCAGCGGGACCTTGCGTATATCCTTGACGTTCCAGAGCGAGCAGTGAACATGATCCTTGCTGGAAAGCAAGAAATCAGCCCGGACATGGCGCAATCGCTTTCCAAGGCTTTTGGGATTTCTGCCGAGTATTTCCTAAACCTTCAAAAGACCTATGAACGTAGTCATTCCCTCTAGCTTGACTTTCTTGCTTTCGAACGTCTAGAGTTGACCTGTTATGGCAGAACCGCACGCCGATTTCGATTCCATCATTGTCGCGGTCGCCCGCATCGAGGAAAAGCTCAACCATATTGCGGATGCGATCGAGAACCACACGGACACGATTGGAGATATCTCCAATCGTCTCCGGCTGGTGGAAAACAACCTGATTCGACGGGAAGCCATCGAAAGGCGTTTCGAGCGTTTCATCTGGCTGATCATCGGTGCCATCGTCTCCCTTAGTGTCGGCCTTATCCTGACTTGGTTCCGGGCATCGATGACCGTCTAGGCGTCGGTCAGGTGCCCCTCATTCGGTTGCGAACCGACATCACGCTCGATTCGGACCATTTGCTATGCCCACGGAACGTTTTGACGCCGCGCGCCTCCAAGCCTTCGGCTATTTTTTTCAGCGTCGTACAGCCATAGGCTTCCAGTTCCTGGATGATCACCCATACGGACTTCGTCCACTCGTGGTTTTTTTTTCGGTAGGCTTCATTGGCTTTCGCCGCAAGCTCTTTATAGTTTTCAGGCAGTCTTTTCTTTTCGCCACGAGCTTTCTTGGCCGCTAGAGCCGCTTTGACACGTTGGGAGTTTTGCTTGCTTTCAAACTCGGCAATCGCGCCCATGAAATTTAGAAAGAGACCTGATGTTGCCGGATCCTGTAGGTCTGGCATATCGCAGGCAACAAATCGAATGCCTGCCTTCTTTAGCCTCGTGATGAAGGCCAAGCTCCGAGATAATCTATCAAGCTTTGCGACGACCAATATCGCATTCAATTTCTGACATTGAATGATAGCTGCTTCAAGTTGTGGTCGTTCATCTTCGTCCTTTCTTCCCGACTCCACCTCAACAAATTCCGCAAGCGGCTTTGTGTTGCCAAGAAAATCGCAGATTGTCTTGCGTTGAGCCTCTAGCCCGAGGCCGGATTGACCTTGACGTTGCGTCGAAACACGAAGATAGGAGATGTATCCTTCAAATTTTTCCATGATCGCCTCTTTAATTGGTTTATTTGAGACTAGCATGAACATGCTTGGTGGAGCAATAGAAAATTTTAACCGGACTATCAAAATTATCAGCTTGACGCGATTAAAGTGATGCTATAGGGTCGTAAACCATCATTTATCTAACAAAAGGAAGGGAATAACATGAAGAAAAAAACAAGCCTTGGTTTTGAAGTTAATAACCTGCTCGTGATTATTACAAAAGCGTTTCAGGAGGAACTTCGCCATGTAGTAGAAAAGCGCGGAGTTACGATACCGAGCGTTGCACGGCATATGATCAAACAGTTTATTAAAAACCCGATGGACATGACAACTACTAAGCCAATGAAGACTGATGGAGCCATAGTCACAGTGCCGATTTTTGCCGAACAAGGTGACGATTTTCATGCTGTCTGTAAACGGCTGAACTTAGATGTTGACGGGACGCTTTATTATCTGATCAACCTGTATTTCGCTGATCCGGACAAGTATACTCCGGATCAAGATCAAGCTGAGGCGGAAGAGGCTGCGCTCAAAGAGGCATTGCTTCGCGATACAACGCGAAAGGTTGCGGAAGCACCAGAAAACCGTGCTCGCTCCGTTGGCTCATACATAGCCGAAATTAAGGAGACAAAGAACGACGAATAAATAGTCAACCTCACCCCCGTCAGCCAACGGCTGACGGGGTGGCCCTGGTCCGCAACAAGAAAAGGAAAAAACATGAAAGCCATCCCATTAACTGTGTATGTTTCGAGAGAACTTCACGACAAATTTCATACCGTGGCCAAGGAACATGGCAATTCACCAACAAGCAGCTTGCGGCATATGATCAGACTTTTCTTGAAAACCCCACACGAATTGCTAACAACCGAAAAAATAACGACTGATCCTGTTTTTATTGCGACGCGCCTCCTTACTCAACAAAAGGAAGACTTTTTTGCGCTTTGCAAGGAACATGGCGTGCAGCCATCGGCGCAGCTGCGTCACCTGCTCAACTTGTATGTCCGCTATCCGGAAAAGTACGTTCCGCCGATCAAGCGTTCTATGACTTTGCTTGAAGCAGAAGAGGATGTATTTCAAAATAAGAGTCTGAGAGATAAATAATGAACGGCAGAAGCCTTTGGTAGCCGAATGACTCGCGCATCCAGAGATAAGGGTAATCGCTTCGAACGTCAGATCGTGGCCACCGCTCTTGAGCATGACCTCAAGGCTGTCCGCGTGCCGCTGTCCGGGGCTGCCGCCGGGTTCAAGGACGACGTCATCGTCAGAGCTCCCCACGGTGAGCCCTGGCGTCTTGAAGTCAAGAAACGGGCTGGAGGCTTCAAGCAAATTTATGCTTGGTTGGCGACCGCGGACGCCCTTATTATTGGCGCTGACCGGCAACGGCCTCTGGCCGTTCTGGACCTTGAGGACTTCTTTGCCCTGTTGAAAGAAGGTGACCAATGATGCTCAAGCACCCTGAATCAGTACACGAAGTAGAGGGTCTGAGCTCTCACGCTAAAGATATCCTGACAGAAGCCAGAAAAGCCATCGTCCAGCGGCCACTTCAATACGGCTCGCCGGCCATCAATTTCGACCGCGCCGCCGCGATCGCCACCATCATCTTGGAGGACAAACTCAAGCCGGGATACTGGGTGACGCCGACGGACTGGGTCCTGCTCATGGCGCTCGCACTGAAAGGCAGCCGTCTCATCGAGAATCCGCATCACGCTGATACCCAAATCGATCTTGTCGGTTACGCGACCCTGTTGAGTGAGCTCTAACACAGGAGACAACACCATGCTTAGCTTAATCGGTAGCCTGCTAGGGTTCGGAACATCCTTCCTGCCGAAGATCATGGATTATCTCCAAGACAGGCAGGACAAAAAGCACGAGCTCGCGGTTATGGAGCGACAAACCGAACGTCAGGAACGCATGGGCGAAATGGCGCTCAAGACGCGCAACGTCGATGCCGACATAGCCGAAAGCCGAGCGCTCATAAAACATTCGCGAGCCCTGCAAGGGTACGCTGCACAATGGGTGGTGAATCTCGCGGCGACGGTTCGACCGCTGATCACCTACCTGCTGTTCGGTGAATTCTTCGTTTTGACCTGGCTGCTGGCTCTCGGAATGATCGACGGAGAACTGTACCGGCTGATCTGGAATTCTGAAATTCAGGCGGTCTGGGCGGCGGTCATCTCGTTTTGGTTCGGCTCGCGGACGTTTTCGCGGCAGCGGCAAACGTGAGAATCACTCCCGAAGGCATTGCGCTCATCAAGCGGTTCGAGGGTCTTGGCGATGGCAAGCCGGGGACTCCGATGCTGGAACCGTACCTCGACCCCATCGGCGTGCCGACGATCGGTTACGGCTGTATCTATGGGATGGACCGGAAGCGGGTAACGATGGACCATCCGCCGATCTCGGAGGCCGCCGCCGAGGGTTTATTGCTCCGCGAGGTTAAGCTAACCGAACGCGCTGTCGAGCTGCTGATACCCGTTCAACTGTCCAGCAACCAATTTTCGGCGCTCGTTTCGTTCACCTACAATGTTGGCTCGGGAAACTTACAGGCGTCAACGCTTCGCCAAAAGCTGAACCGTGGTGACTACGACGGCGCGGCCGGGGAATTCCCGAAATGGAGGCTGGCCGGCGGTCGCATTCTAAGGGGTCTTGTGATTCGACGCGATGCCGAAATGTCGCTTTTCTTGGCTTGATCACCCTTCAGGCTGTTGCTGCTGCTGAGCGGCGGCGATAGCCTGCATCTCCGCCAGGATGGCTTCACGCTGTTCCCGAGAATTAAGCACGCTGTCCGGAACGGACAGCTTGTCAGCAATATAATCAATCGCCTCGTCTTGATTGACCGCGACTTGCGCAGCGACGCCGCCACGTTCGGCCAGACTCAGGAATTGCAGAACGCTGTCCAGGTCTTCCATATCTTGAGCCCGTGCCAGAGGCGAAACCGGGACGACCTTGACGACCTTGCCATCCGCGCGCAAGGGCAAATGGATATGATCGCGTTCGCTCAGCGCATGAAGGATGCGATCGACGATCGGCATCATACACTCGATGATAAGACGACCATAAGCCGACCCGAGATTCTGCGAGAGCTCCTTCATGCGTTCGGCGATCTCCGTCGCCGAACGTGCTGATTGTGTCTCTGGCGGCAACGTATCGTCCAGTAGCGTTTTTTTCACGCTGACGATCAGATCATTGATGATCAGCTGGGTAATGTTGAAGTCGCCAGCGGCCCGCAACGGTCGCAGGCTTTCGCCCTGTGGCCCGCCGTTGCGGGCCACAGGGATGATAGCTCCGGGGACAATCGAGATATTGTTCGGGTTCAAAACCCCGTCGTCGGCTGCTGTGTAAACACCCGTCACGGCAAGCGACGCATTTTTTAGAAGCAGTTCCTTGACTTTGTTCAAGGTCTTGATGTCAGGCAAAGCGGACACTAACGGCCCCCTTCCGTAGACTTCGCCGGCAACTTTCGTATAGCGTGCGACAACCCATGGGCTGACAGGCATCAGTCGGTGCACCAATTCAGTGCGGTCTTCGGAGTAGATCACATGATAGGTATAGGCCCCATCGTCCTGGGACCACAATGTCGCTTCCAGCAACATCAAGTCGCTGTCCGGCTTGTCCTCTATTTGATGCTGGATCCTGTCGGGCAGCACGGCATCCGGCCATTGCCGTACTATCGTATCCGCCCGCACGCGCACCTTGCGGTAGACGTTATCCACGGTTCCATGCGGACCCTCCTCGATACTGACAAGGTATTGCGGAACCGCCTGGAATCGAATCGGTGTGTCCTCATCGCCTGGCATCACAAGCATAACCGCCGTGCCGACACAAAGGTCGAGAAGAAATTCCGATATCGCCAGATCAAAATTCGTCTGGCGTAGAAGTGTGAACATTTGCTCGGTAATCAAGTCTAATGACGCGGCTACCTCGTCGTGGCTTTCGCCAGGCACGTCATGGCCAGGACGCAAATGGCACCAACGTCGGTATGGAGGGAAGAGAGCAGATTGAATGCGATTGGCAAACCGCTGAGTCGAATTGATTGCCGTCGAATCGAAAACCCGCGCGGTCTTGCTCTGGCCATCAGCGCCAAATTCATAGCCTCCATAATAGAGATTCCGCTGTGGAAGAGCGTAGGTGTAGCAGTCTTCATAAAGCCTGCGCCACTGTGCCTTGCGGGAAAACGCACGCTCCGAGCGGCGCAGCACCTCTTCACTAGAAGGCATTATGGCCTCACGCTCTTACTGCCCCTAATTCCTCGTGCCGCGTCTTCACGATAAGGCGACAACAGAAGACTATACCCAGGGATGCTTTTCTTTGGCTTTGAAACTTTCGCTTGCCTTTTTTTTAGGTCTTCGTCGAGACGTTTCTGCTCTTCATCAAGCCGCTTTTGCTCCAGCTCGATCTTGGCCAGGCTTTCCGATTGCGCAGCCTGGGCCGCGGCTGGTGTCGATGGCGATTCGGAAAAGCCACCAAAGAGTGTTTTAACGACTCTAGTCATTGGAAACCTCTCTCAGTTGTTGCGCTCTTGAATCAACGTCATTTTCAGGATAGCCCCCTCCTCATTGGAATAGCTTCTTTGCGGCTCCTTTTCTCCCTTTATCACTCTCAACTCTTCATCGATGTCGCGAGCACGAAAAGTAGGAGTAGAGCGTATTGATTCCAAGTCTGCTGTTTTTAACCTCCAAAGGGTCTCCATGAAATTACTAAATGCTTTGATGACTATGTCTCGATCTTGATATTCGGCGAGTTTACGAACGCCGTCAGGGATTTTGCCAGCCAACGCGAACAGATATCTTTCGTCTTCATCAAGCGCTTGCGCGAACTGGCGGATGATATGGTCTGCCGTAGGACGACGGTAGCCACGTTCGATGTCACTCAGGTATGGCACCGAAATTGACGTGCGTGGCAAAGGCGGCCACTTATCGCCCGCACGATCTTGCTTTATAACAAGGGCGGCAAGCCCTTTCTGAGTAAGCCCCTTGGCCTTGCGGGCCTTGCGGATCGCCTGGCCAAAGCTCACCCATTTGGATGGTATTGTCATTCGAAAAACCTCGCATAGACATGGAAATTTTCACGTTCAGGTCCAAAACAGAATAGCGTGGCTTCCTTCTCGAAGCCAAGCATTTTCACAAATCTGGAATTCGCGAGCCAGCGAGAGTTCACAACCGCTTGCAGCCGCCACAATTCCAGTTTGACCGCAGCGGCCTCGCAAAATCTTCGGCCTCCACGAACGGCACGGATGCCCCTGCCTGGTGAGATTATCGAAGGGATAGCCCAAAGCTCCGCGACGCCCGGCCACATGGAATAAAGGCCGAATATGGCAACCACATCATCGGCGTCAAGCAGCGCGTAGGCCACCTGATCATGGCTTTGCTGCAAGATGGCTTGATAATGTGATGGCATTCTCTCCAATGACTCACGATCGTTTGGCGTTAACTGGATGTTCCGTAAGTGTTTTTCTTGGAATGGGACGGCATCGAGCCCGAACCAAGCCGTGACTTCCGCCGGCGTAATGATTTGTATTTTTTCCAGCAGCATTCAGATCACCCGGAAATCATGATCGGCTATGATCAGGGGCTCATGCTGCTGCATGCCGGGTGGGCGCGTCAAGACCCTGTGCTCCCCGCCGCCCAGCATCAAATATCCAAAGGCATCGCCCACATGTGAACTGTCATTCTTGTATGGTAGGTCCCTGCGGCGACCATCCAACGCATCAGTCGCCGCACCTTTGAAATGGTATCCACCCGCTAGCGCACGCCGCAGCTTTTTACATGTATCGGCAACCAAAAGGCTGGGCCGCCCCCTGAACAGACGTGTCATGGGAAGAGCTCCTGCCTCACGGCGGACACGAAAGGCGTTCGAAGCGGTGGGGTATGCCGTCAGCCCAATACTTCTCAGGTGGTCGAACGACGTAACCTCGAATATCTCGTCTCGTTTGGTGCCGGACGGGTCACCCCAACATTTGATTTCATAACCGGGATACTGGGTATTCAGCACATGCAGAAGCATGAGACCGAACCGTTCTAGCCCCATGTCTTCCGTGACGATTTCGTTCAGAACATGCCAAACCCCGGTGGGAAAACGTTGCCCGATGACGGCGGCGGGTGTCAAGCCGAAGTCGAGACCGACTTGAATTGGAAGGTCCTTGTCGGGTATCAGATTATCAGTGGCCATGATCGTGTCATCATACTCTGGCCAGATGGGAAGGCCCTCCTGCACATAGACATAATTGCCGCCAACGTAACATTCGATCCAATCGAGCGATTTGCCGCCCAGCTGCTGCTCGTAGTAGCCGATGGGCAGGTTCTGTATATTCTCAACGTTTTCCCCTGGTCTCCAATACTTGCCGGCGGCGGGAATTCCCTCATCGGCGCGGTCGGTCCGAATCATCGCGCCAGGCTGCTTGAAGAAGGTCCATTTGTACCGGCCCTTGATGGGCTCCTTTTCCGCCAGGCGGTACCACCATGAATCATTTCCCATCGGATTCGTATCTGCCCAAATCCCTCTCCAATCAGGACCGCCATGAATCTTGGACGGATAGCGACCGACACGATGGGTCAATCCCTGGACGACTCCCAAGGGAATCTCCCGCGCCTCATTGATCCAGGCCCCTGTCAGTTCGAGAGACAATAGTTTCCGAACGTCCTTGGGCTGATCTAAGGCCAGGAAGATGACTTCGCAGTCTATTCCCGCAGCATTGCCACGAGGTGGGAGCCGAATATGATGGCTCAATGGTGGAGACCATCGCATGGGCCCGAAGATATTTTCCGGGAAAATACTATTCCACGTCTTAATTGTCGTCGTTCGCAATTCGGGATAGCTGTTACGAATGACGGCAAATCGCGTATAGCGGATATTATCGGATGCGGTAGGCGTTTGCTTGACGGCACGCAAGAATACCTCCGCTGCGCAAGCGAAGCTCTTCCCCGATCCGACCGGACCCATGATCCCTCGGAAAAACGAATTGTCGTGCAAAAATCGCCATATTGTCGGACTGCCACTAAAGTCGAAGTCCAAGCCGTCAAAAATGGTAGAGGTTTCTTTCGCCTCTTTTGCCTTGCCTGTCGCGCCACGCCGTCTCGCCATCAATTCCTTCCGTCTTCTTCGTCAATAAGCACGGGTCCGCGAAGATTGATGCCAACAACGCTAGGCTTTGACGAATGCATCAAGCCTGTTTCAAGAAGTCCGTAATGTCTAGCGAGAATGCGGAGCGCCGACAGTTTATCGTGTAGTTCGACCTCCAATTGCATGCCGTGATTATTTGAAACCACCCGAATCTTTTTGATGCATCGACGCGCACCCGCGGGGATCAGATCAAAGTCTTTCAGCACCAGCTTGCCGTCGTCCCATGCCATAACGTCCGCAATGTCCGACGTTGCCAGCTGGTGTAACTCGTCCTTGACCCGCTCGCGTTCTCTGTCCGTTCCAGTGACCAGCCCTCTCCGTAGTTTACGCACGGAAGGTCGCGGGGCTGGCTTCGGTTTGGCTGTCATAGAATCAAAATCCGAAATCAAGGGTGGAGCTGCAGTGCGGACAATGCATCTCGTCGCTCCAACGTACACGTTCCATGTATTCGATACAGGCTTCTTGATCAGGAAATCGATGGAAGATACTCATCAGATTCATGCTTGGTCTCTTTCGGGATCATAAGTTATGGGCTTATAAGCGGTAGGTTTTGTTGTCCGGTGCCTTCTCAACCGGCGTCAAGCCCATAAGTTATAGTTCCGATCATTTTCCCTTCCTCTTCGTCATCATCAAGCAGCTCAAGTATGCGTTGGAGCTTCCGTTTGGTCTTTTCTGGCATTTCTCGGTACTTGTAAAAGAACGCTCGATCGGAGGCACCAGCCTCTGTAACACCTTCGGCGGCCAACAAATAATCCATTGTCGTATTAAGCGCCTGGGCTATGGCTTGCAGCTTCTCCGCCGAGGGGCGCGCGACGTCTTTGTTCTCAATCTCCCACATATAGCTCTTGCTAGACCCGCTTGCGGCGGCAAGTTGTTCGAGTGTAAGCCCCTTCTTCCGGCGCTGTTCTCGAATTCGTTCCCCGAGTGATGTCGACATGGTCGTTTCCTATCTTTGGTCTCCAATTCCGTTCCTAAATCGCGCGGCCTTTGCCAGCGCCACTGCGGATCGCATCACCATCGCCAGCGTCACTGCGGAGCGCATTGCCAGTGCCACTGTCGTGGCGAAGCGCATTGCCAGCGCCAGCGCCACTGCGGATCGCATTGCCAACGCCGTCGTCACTGCGGATCGCATCGCCAGCGCCAGCGTCACTGCGGATCGCATCACCATCGCCAGCGCCACTGCGGATCGCATCGCCAGCGCCGGGGCCCTTGCGCCAAGCGTCGCCAGCGCCGTCGCTACTGCGGATCGCATTGCCAGTGCCACTGTCGTGGCGAAGCGCATTGCCAGCGCCAACGCCACTGCGGATCGCATCGCCAGCGCCAGCGTCACTGCGGATCGCATCGCCAGCGCCAGGGCCCTTGCGCCAAGCGTCGCCAGCGCCGTCGCCACTGCGGATCGCATCGCCAGCGCCGTCGCCAATGACGAAAATCGAGCCGTCGAGCGAACCGTCAAGACGATAGCTATGCCAGGCAGTGTCAGCCGAGACAGTTACGACTACGTTGTGGCCGGCTGCAACAAGATAGTCGTCGTCTCCGACGGCTGCATGATATTCGTCAGCCGTCAGATAGCGTGTGAATGTGCTTAATTCGGTCATTTTATCTCCCTTTTATGTAATTAATATTCTTTATACCGCATGTATCAGGCAGTGTCAACATAAAAATGCAGCAGTCAGCACCTTATTTCCCCCCCCCTTAAAGGGGGGGGAAATAAGGTGCTGCGTTCTAATACCGGACGGTATCGTTAGTTAGATAGTTGACTGGTCAAACGCGCTCCACTACGATCTCGCCCGTGCCAAAATCGAAACCTAAAATCCGTCGTTACTCCGTCCTGCCCGCTCGCGCCGTTCAGGACGACCAGCTGCATATCACGACATTACGTGTGCTGGCCGCATTGTGTTTGCATACCAACGCCTACGGAATTTGCTGGCCGAGCCAGATTACTCTCGGTCGGCATATCTCTCGCGGTCCTCGTACCGTCTCACGCCATATGACTCGCCTCATTAACGCCGGCTATGTCCGCAAGTTGCAGCCGCGTAAGTATCCAATGCCGGTACAGCAAAAGTCCCGTTGGCGTACTAACAGGTATCAGGTCCTGTTCGACGGGCCGCAATCCGAACTGCCGTCGCGAGAGCAATTCTACGCTCCGCGACCGAAGATCGCCGATGATACCGCAGAAACAGGCGTCGTGCCGGAAGAGGACGCGAGAACGAAGGGATTCAGGGAAATCGAGGCGTCAGCCAATATCCTCGCACACACATTCACTCACGCTGTGGAGCGAGCGACTGGCTCGCTCCGCATTGCGTCGCAGCAGATAAAGGACGCACAGCAGCTCGCAGAGCGCGGATGCACGCCCGAGGATGTACGGGACGCAGTGCTGAAAGCTGCGGAAACTGGAGCTTCCACGGCTTCTCTGGGGGTTGTCGCCAAAGCTGCGGGGCTGCTGTGACTTCTAGCGCGTGACCATGGTCACGCGTTACAAGAGGCTCCTTTTTACACACAACGCCGCGCGCGAGAAGTGTTTAGGGGGGGGCGGGGGGGCTAGCAGTGTCTGCTCCCCGTGGCAGAAAATTTTTGTGATTTCGGAAGTTTCGGGAGAATTGCACATGAAACGGGAAAATCTTACGAACCTTTATGATTCGGAACTGAAGCGAGCGTTCAAAAAATCACCTTCCGGCATGATGTACCTGGCCGGCACGGGTCCGGCATATACTTTCTGCTTTAATTGTCAATTTTTCAATAATAACGGCTACTATTCGGCGACGAACCGAAGGCGCGGCAATCAGCTTAAGCCAGGTCACTGCGCAAAATATACGGCTTATACGAAGTCTTTTATCAATCAGCTGCCGCCCAAAACGCCAGCATGTTCTTATTACCGGGAAAATCCCGAAGAATTATCGTTTTGGAAGCCTTGCAGTTTAAAGCCCTCCAGGAGGCCCTAGGATGGTCCAGGATGCGTATCTCTGATGTTTTCGTACCTGGCTACCCGAAGACGGCCTCGCCTCTGTACGAGGCTTAAAATGCTCTGTGGTCAAGAAAGGAAAATCGAATGACAGACGAAAAGAATCAGATGGCTGAAACTGTTCGAGCCGGACCAAGCAAGATAACCATACTGGTCGGCGCTTTCGTAGCTTGGCTGATCATCATGATGATCTAGTTGATCAGCCCCCCTTCTCTCTTAGGAGAGAAGGGGGGCTGGAACCTGAAATGGAGAAGCGACAATGAACGACCCTCTTCAAATTTTAGACGAAAACAGGACTTTTATTAACTACCGATCGGTAGCCAATCAGTGGGTGGTGAACAAGGAAGTCGTGACCTTGGTTCACTTCGTTCTCGACCCTGTCACCTTGCGCACGGGGTGGGGATGTTTCTCGCAAAGTAGCAACCGGACGGAATGGCAATGGGATACGGTCGTTGGGCGTCAAGACGCCAAACCAGAAGACACTCCTGGAATGACTTGGCGTCGGGGTTTTACGATTGATCTCTATGACAATGCGCACGGCTGGCTCACCTGGTCAACGACGGGCAAGGCGTCGCGGCTTGCCATTTCACGAGTTTGGCCGACCGTGGTGAGTAAGACGGCCCAGTCTGGCGTCTTGCCGGTCATTCAAATAACCGGCGTCGAGAATGTCGCCGCCGGGAATACGATGCTGAACGTTCCTCAGCTCGCTTTCGTGAAGACGGTCGATCGCGCCACGCTTCCGGAATCCGGCAAGAGCTCGGGTAACGTTGCGCCGCCTGTTCATGCGCCGCCCGCAGTGGGTACGGTGGGTGCGCAAAGCCTGGACGATGAAATTCCCTTCTAGGGGAGAATTGGAGCGCATCGCCACAGATATTCTGGGACCAGCGAACCGCCGACTTTCGAGCAAGACGGAGTTGCGGTGGGGCAATCATGGTTCGCTGATCGTTAATCTCGACCGAGGCATATGGTACGACCACGAAAACGCTGTTGGCGGCGGCATCAAGGATTTCATCGGGCGTTTCCAGGGAGGGGTTTCGATGCCGGACCGCATGGAACCGGAAGCGGTTTATCCATATCATGACGAGAGCGGTGCCGTTGCCTATGAGGTTGTCCGGTATATTCCCAAGACCTTCAGAATGCGGCACCGGGTCGGGGCAGAGACGGTGTGGGGCCGCGGCAATCGCGCCCGTGTTCCCTACCGGCTTCCCGAGCTCATCGAGCGTAGTGACGAGCCGATATTCATTGTCGAGGGAGAGAAAGACGCTGATCGGCTGAACCGCTTAGGCGTCTTGGCGACAACTAGCGATGGTGGTGCAAGCAACTGGTCGGCGCGGCTGAACAAGTGGTTTGCCGACCGCAATGTGATTATTCTTCCTGATCACGATGAAGCCGGCATGAAGCATGCCGAGGACGTGTGTCGGCAGCTGGACGGCGTTGCTCGAACGATCACGGTGGTCTCGCTTGCGGAGGCCTCGACGGGCGAATGCCAGCGGGGGTATGACGCATCCGACTGGATAGACGATGGTGGCACGAGAACCGCTTTACTTGATATTGCTGATGCGGCTAAACCATTGGTATCGGGACCTGGTGGTAAACCCGACCGTCTGCTCCCAAAAGGACTGGACGGGTCGTCGCTGGGGGATCACGTATCCGACGAATACGTCCGGCATCGATCGGCGCCAGGTCCCGATACTCGTTTCAAGCGGTTTCTTTCCGCCGGCGAGCTTATGGCTCTTCCGCCTCAGGAATGGCTTATCTCGAATATCATTGAGCGGCATGGCTTGGCGGTCTTGTATGGCCCGCCGGGGGTCGGCAAGACCTTTCTCGGGCTGGACATGGTCCTGAGCATTGCCAATGGCGTAAGCTGGCAGGGCCATGGGGTTTCCGGTGCGTCTGATATTTTATACGTTATGAACGAAGGACTTGGCGGGTTGAAGGGACGCATAACGACCTGGCATTGGGATGCTGGTCTGCCGCTGACTTCACGAGCTTATTTTTCATTGGCAGGCGTCGATCTTTCTTCGCTAGAAGATATGGAGAATTTCGTTGCGGCGGTGAATGCTGTGGAAGAAATGTCGTCCTTGTCGCTCATCGTTTTCGACACGCTGGCACGCTCGATGAGCGGCGACGAGAATAGCGCGCAAGACGTTGGTGCGGTTGTCAGAAGCGTTGACTTGCTACGCAATGCGTTGGGTTGTGCCGTTCTTTTAATTCATCATTCCGGCAAGGATGTTGCTAGGGGGATGCGCGGCTCGAACGCCTTGTTGGGAGCGGCAGACAGCGTGCTGAGCATGGTGAGCCAGGAGCCGGATGAAGAGCAGGAAGATGAAGCTGCGGAAGGAGGAATTATGGTGACGATCGAAAAGCAGCGGAATGCGGAATACGGCAAGAAGCTTTGTTTTAGGCAGGAGAGCGTTTTTCTGATGCAGGGCGGCGATCTCCTGGACTTGGACTTGCCTGTCTCCGTCGTCTTGAGGCGGATAGATTGCTGACTATGGCGACGAAATGCCTGGTCAAAAAGGGCGTTATTATACCTAACGTACCCGATCTTTGAATCGTATTGATGGAATCAAAAAGTTGGAGATATATCATGTCCGCTAACAGATGTTTTGGAGAGATTCTTGCCCCTGTGGAGTCCCTACATAGCTACCTATTCCCTAGAACGTCCCGCCGAGAGGTCGGTTCTGTTGAAGGCCGGTTAGTCGATATTGGCACAGATTACAACGAGCCGGCATTGCAACTGGAGGAAAAGAACATGGGGCGTCGTTTTTGGTGCCGAGTTAGCGTGGCAACGCGAGATGAGATTAGCGTGGCTATGGCCGCCGGCGACGTTTGGCAGCACAAGCGAGTGCGGGTTCGGGGCACGCTCAATTACGATGAGCAAGGAAAGGTTATTCGAGTAGTGGATGGCGCCGTAGTCTTCATCCAGCCCCCTGAGGTGGACCTCGACAAGATCGAGGACAGTGAGTTTACCGAGGGCTACCCCGTGAACGAGTACCTGGATCGACTTCGGGAAAACGAGTTTGGCTAACAGTC